CTCAGCGCAAGCGTCTACAGCTGCAGGGGAGATCACGCGCGGGTTGTTCTCATACGGCACCAGATCTGAGACCGGCATTTTCAGCAGTTCTTTCTGAATCATCTTTTTTCTCCAAATAAAAAGCCGTCCGGAAATCCGAACGGTCAAAATATCGAATGTGCCGCCAGCTGGATTTGAACCAGCACCCATGGAATGGATGTGCGCAGTGGTTGGCTGTGCAGTGATGTTCCCGTGGTGTCACCAACGTTGTCCCGCCTTAAATGGGCGGCGCTCTGCCAATTGAGCTATGACGGCATATAAGCAGCACCCATGCATTCAGTTTGACGGACAGGCGTAAAACGGGCGGGTGCCGCTGCATCCGGAACTTTCGCGGCCGGATGCCCCGCTATTGCGCGGCCCCCTCATAGGGCACGCAAGCACTCCCGGCAGGGATCGAACCTGCAACATGCGGTTTTGGAGACCGCTGCTCTACCACTTGAGCTACCGGAGTATAAAAGCCGCCCTTGGAATCGAACCAGCCGTGTCTACACACACGCGCCGCGCTCCAAACTGCGCTCAGGCGGCCATATAAAAACAGCTCCGGTTCGCCGCCGGGGCTGTTGGTTGGCGCACATCCTGTCAGGAAAGCTACACCTTGGCAAGGATTCTAAGGCCTTTTCTTGGCACGGGAGGTTGCACGTGCGGCCTTGCGGGTTGTCTAGTCCATGCGCCATACGGTGCGATACGGCGGAATCGAACCGCCTCCTGTCTCTCATGAGCGGCAGGCTGCCTTTGTTTCAGTGTATCGCATAGATGCGCAGTCCGCGAAACGTGAAGAGAGAAAAATGCCTGCAAAGCCAAAAGGAGGAAAATTATCATGGAGGTTCGTTTCGGAGACTGCGTGTATCGGTTTGCCTTTCCGGCATTGCCGATGGTACTATTCAATCACTTTCGCACGGTTTCTGTACATACCGCGTACATACCGCGTACATACCCGAAGCTGTACAAAAAATCACGCGTTTTTTATGCACTTTCGTCAAAATCGCAAAAAGGTGTTGCTTCCCAGATCTCTGCAAGGGCCTCAAACCCTACTGTGATGGCTCTGGATGCCGTGTGTGCCTGTGCAAAGCCCACCTCAGCGGCGGCCTGCTCACGGGTCTTACCCTCAACATAACACAGGATGATGCACTTGCTGCGGCGGATGGATGCCGTGTCAGCATTCAGCAGATATGCCGTATCAATGGCCGCCTTCTGCATCTCCACATACTCGCACTTGAGGGCAGCCAGCTTTTCCTCTGCTTCCACAATGGCCGCGCCACCGTTCCCCACCTTGTCACTGGTTCCAGAACGACCAGGTGCAGCTGAAACGCTGGATGTGGTGGCGGTAGCGATGCACTGTAGATCTACAATGCGCTCTTCCTGCTGCTGAATCTGTGCCCGCATTCTTGGCAGTCGTTCAAACCATGCCCGCACCAGCTGGGCCTTTTCATTCTTAGGTGGCTTTTCGTTCTCGCTTTCAGGTGTCAATGTGCGGATCATTGTTCCTCCTTTACTCCTTCCAAAAACAGCAGCACTCCGGGTGCTGCAAACGGGACGCGGTAAATTTCAATGTCTGATTGGGTGATGTACTTACGGCCAAACAGCCGTTTCATGTCCTTCCATACGGCCCACGGGACGCGGTAGAAAGCCCTGCCGCTAAATGAGCATAGTACAAAGGCGACACCTCCGAGAGCTTCTGTGCGGCTCAAACGAAGCGCTTGCGCGGTCAACACACGATCAAAGGTCAGCCGGTCACTGTCAGTGTGCTTTGCTTCAAAATTGATGGCTCTTCCGCCTTTGAGAATGCCTTTGTAGTCCGGCTGGGCCTGTTTCGTGTAGCAGGCAAGGAACCTGCCAGCACGGTCTGGGCTTCCGATCGGACGCATAGGTTCCGGTGTTTTTTCGATGTCTGCAAGGCCGATGGATCTGTAATAGGCGCAGGCATTGTCAATGATGTGCTCAAAGCCAGCGCCCTCTGCGCGGCTTCTTGCACCGGTATAGCTGCGGCGAATACTGGCCGCCGTTCTTCGGTTATTCATTGCTCAATTCCTCCACATAGCACCAGCTTTGGGGCGGACGACGGAGTCTAAGGCCATCCAGTCCATAGCAAAATGCGCAGTGTACATCTTTCTTCTTGCCAATTGCGCATTTCTTGCACCACAGTTCGTTTTCCTCGACAGCACGGTGAAAGCACATGATGTCTTTCGGCTGATTATAAATTTTCAGGTCAGAGATGTGCCAGCCGTAGCCATTACGACCTTGCAGATATTTTTTAGCGGCTGCTTCGGTCAGACAGGCAGCTTGAAGCAGTTCTCCAGCTGGTTTATACCACCCGTCCAATGTCAAAATGTTTATGTCCATCATCGTTCCGACGTGGACGAGCTTGTCGATTTTATCGCATGTAAACTCGCCAATGATATTGCCATCCAACCGCCGCCATCCTTTGCCCGGGACAATTAGGAGCCAGCCTATTTTGGATTTGCTTTTCGTGCAATAGACATAGCACTTAAATGGAGTCTCCAGCTTCGGGCTGGTCCTGCGCACCTCAAGGGTCTTTTGCCTCCGAATGATGAGGTCGCACCATTCAGGCCGGATACTCAAAAGGACTGCTTTCATGCTCGTACCTCTCCCTTCAGTAATACTCGATCTCCACCAGAGATGTGGATACCAGCTCAAATCGGCCATCTCCAAGAGGGATTTGCAGGAGCTGATACTCACGCTCAGCAGATAGCTTTGTGTCAGGAAGCAGCTCGCCAAAGTCCTCCACGGTAATGGTGTACTTCGGCTTACGCCTACCGGCATAGCCAACTTTTTCAATTGCCGGGGAGTAGACCGTGACATGGTAGCAGGGGTGGTCAGCAGTTTCAGCTTCAGTTTTAGTTTCAGCATCAGCAGATGTCGAACTACAGGATGTAAACCACAGCGTCACAATCAGCAATGCTGCTGACACGATAAAGCAGGCCATTCTCTTTTCGGTTTTCATGCTTCACTTCGCCTCCTCAAAAATCCCAGTCGTCGGGGACATACAAACGGCACTCTCCATCCCCGTTGTCGCTGGTCGGTTTATCAAACGGGCAGCCCGGGCAACCATTTCCGGCTGCTAAGTGGCAATGGCAAAAATCCATCAAATAATGGGCCATGTCCTCCGGACTCATAGTGTCGGTTTCAGGGTTAGATTTCGCTTGATTATTCATCGTCGCCCCTCCAATACTCCACAAAATAGGTCAAAGTAGATTTGCCGCTGCGCTTTTCCTTTCCCACGCGGACGGTGTAGCCGTTCATCGACAGGACGACAACCAGCGCTTTCCGGTCCTCCACCTTGTCGCAGTCAATCTTGTAATGCTGTGACATGTATTCATCCTCCGTGCCGCTACTTGTATAATCAGCAGCGGTTTATGTAACTGTGTTTGTATTTCAGGCCTTGAGATCGCTTTGCGGGCGTTCCAGCCAGTCGCGGACGGTATCTTCGGACGGCGCGCCGTCGTCGCACAAGGCCAGAACCGCCGGAACCAGCTTCCGGGCCATTTCTTCGTCATCCATGTCCCGGATAGCGTCTCCGATCGTGGTCTGATCGCTCGTTCTGATTTCCAGCGCCAGCTTCACGACGGAGCCGTCCTGACGGGTCCACGAGCAAATAAGGCTCTGGCCGCCGATCTTTTCCAATGTGGTCAACATCGTATCGCGACAGGCGGCGATAATAGCTTCAGCTCTTTCCATTACCTGTACTCCTTTCCGGTGGCCTTGTCCCTCAGCGGGATGCGGCCTATGATTTCAAACCCTGCGATATTTGCCATCTGGCGCAGCAGGGGAACGATGTCTCCGATTCTGTCAAGCCGGGCGGCTTCCTTCTGATACTCGTCCCGGCAGATGTTGCGCATGGCTGCGGTCGGTGTCGGGTCTGCATAGTGCTCAGCATTCCGTCCCATATTTTCCTTGCTCATGTTCTCACCCTCTCTCTTCCCACAAACACGCCCGAGAACAGGCGTTCTCCGATGGTGTAGTGGTAATACCGGTGTCCTGCCGGAACGCCGTCTGCAGAGCCATTTGCCGGTCTGAGCACCATCTGATGCCCAGCGACCCGAACGACATACTCACCGCCCTGCACAAGACGCTGCATCCAGCTTTCTGCGGGCGCGGCATCAACCCGGCTTCCGTCCATGCAGCAGACCGCTACGGCAGTCGGAACAGGGGACAGCATCGTGAAAAGTGAAAGCTGTTCGACTTCAATCACGGCGCACCTCCTACTTTGTAGATCAGAGCCACAGCAAGCATCCAAATCATAAAAGCGGTAGTTGCTGCAAGAGCTATGGGGTGATCGCGCAGCAGCCAGACAAGCGCATAGCAGACTGCAATAATAGCTGCAACAACAGCAACCATAAACGTTGCGGCGAACATCGCAAATCCTAATGTCATGAGCGTTTTTCCTCCGGCAGTTCAGGCATCGGCATCCAAAGAGGAAAAGTATCCGGTGCACCTGCCACAAAATCCCACTTTGCGGCCTGTGCTGCCTTTGCCCAACGATAAAATGCGATGACCTTTCCGTATGCAGCATCATTTTCTGTCGGCGGACATTCTGCCGTTTTGCGCCAGCGCTGGACATCCGTATCTGCTGCCGTCGGAGTGCTTTCAACAATGCAAACAAGCTGTTCCAACTCGTTCTCCATGTATGGGTTATACCAGCCGCCCAGGATTTCCGGGGCCAGGTCGCGGATTCTCTGGATCACGTCCTCCGCGTAGACCATACGTTTTTCGCTCATTTTGTAATCTCCTCCGGCGGCAGCGGCATCCAGCCTACCACGGGGCGGTCTATCTTGTTGTTGTAAACGTCCTCCGGGTTGAAATGGCGGTATTCCCACCAGCCTTTCGGGATTTTGTAGTCGTCCCGCTCCTCGTCGTATGTCCCCCAATCGGGAAGATCTTCCCAATACCATACGCTATCTTGTAAAAAAACGCTCCCGTCTTCATAGTGCGCTGTCGTAATACTGTATCCGTCAATATCGTTGCGGTACAAAATCAGCACTTCGGTTTCGACCTTGGGCGGGTCCGTTTCAGGGTTGCGCCATGTCGGCTGCAGTGTTTCCGGGTCAATGGTGGGAGCGTCGTCCACGCTGTTCAGGGCATCCTTATAGCAGCATTCTTCAATAGTGAACGGATTGCTGGCACGAAGGTTCATTTCGATGCGCTTGTGCAAAGCGTTCGCGTCAATCAGTCTAACTTCATCCATCGTCCCATCCTCCCTCACTTCACAGACGGGTTTACACGTTCCACCAGCTCACAGCCGGGCACTGCCGTGCCGGTCTTGAGCAGGGCCGCAATGGCCGTCTTGTTGGGTGCACGGGTGGTCATCTCGGTCATGTACTCAGCAGGAACAGCGGCTTCATCCAGCACGCTGACCGCCTTGCTGCGGCGAAAGCTCACCGCGCACCGGTCGCTGCTGAAGTTCTGCCCACCCAGAGCATCGGTCAGATAGTGCTTGAGACTGTCGATCTTTCGCTTTGCGGCTGACTTGCGGTCAGCAAAAGCCTTTTCCTGCGCTTCAAAGGCCGCAACATCGGCTTCGAGATTCTTTACCCAGCAGGCGATGTTGTCCACCTTCTCGGCCTTTGCCATGTTCAGCTCTTCCAGCCGGTCGATGTCCATAACCTCGCCGGTCTCCTGATCGATGCAGTCCAAAATCTGCGAGTTGATCTCATACAGGTTCATAGTGCTTTTTACCTCCATGCGTTCAGAGCACGAGAAACGGCCCTGAACGGCGTTTTGCGTTTTGCAGTATAACTTTGCCGGTTTGCCCTAAAACCGCGTTCAGGGAGCCGTGCAGGACGCTCTGAACGCCATATGCGGGCTATTCTTTCAAAAGCTTCCGCTCTGCGCGGGCTTTCAGCATCTTCTGCAACTTACGGTGTGAATGCATGCAACGCTCTGTCATGAGCCGCTCTCCCTGAATCTTCTGAATCCGCTCCAGCCAGTCAGGAAGCAGCTTGTCCTGCCACTTGCAGTGCTGTATGACATCGTAAAACGCCTGTTCTGCGATATCATCCGGGGCCGTCCGAAGGTCTGACTTTGCCCAGACAGTGGAAATCGCCTTCCGGCTCTCGTCTGTTTGGGGCTTGCCGAAATAGGCATCTGCCACGGCCAGCAGTTCGATGATCTTCTCCATCGTCAATCAAATCACCCCCTTGAAGATGTCTGCATAGACATCCGCTGCAGATCTGGATGTATTGCCCGGTGCAGGCTTGTTCTGTTGCTGCTCACGGTCACGGGATATCCACCCGGATGCTGCTGCCTTCCAGTTCTTCATGGGATTCCGGCCCACCTTCCAGCCGTTGGATTCGTAATAGGCATGGAACCGAATAGCCTGCGCTTCTGTGCCACCTTTCTCCGCAAAGTAACTTTTCACCGTTTCAACATCCGGCGGTGAAAACCTGCTTTTAGGGGTAGGGGGCAGCGCTTCAGCGCTACTACTATCAGATACTTTAGTATCTGTTGTACTTTGTACTTTGTACTTTAACCCCCCATCGGTTTTAGTGGGTTTCTCGGAAAACCCATGGGTTTCTGTGGGTTCTTCTGCAATCCCGTCGGTTCCAGTGGCTTTTCTGGGCCTGCCGCCTTTTCGTCCGTTTTTCCTGTTTGCCAAAATAGAACGTCTGTACGTTTCAATGTTTGTATCCATTGAACTTCTCAAAGACTCAAATGCCATCTTCTCAAGGTCTTCAAGCCCTTCCGGCTCTTTGCCGTGCTCCACATACTGCCGCATTTTTGTGAGCACATTTTTGTATTGCTCAGGTGGCAGGATGTCCAAGATTACGAACTTGTCAAAGGGTATCAACAGCCCTTTCGGGCGGGCCATTTCGATATCGTCCACCACAAACCACCTCCTTCCCGTTTTTGAAAACCCAATGGTTTTTGAAAAAAACCGATGGGTTTTCTTGGGTTTTTACAGGTCAATGATCTTAACCTCAACGCCGTAGCCGATAACGTTCCGGCACT